AGGCGTAACAAAGTAAGGATGTGATTATGGAAAACAATATTGCTTCGATTATGATGGTGCGTCTCATCAATGGCGATGAGATCGTAGGTAAGGTGAGCGTGATTCAGAACATGATCAAGATCGTAAAACCAGCTGCTGTCATGATTCAACCAGGCGCAGCTGGCAAAGCGCAAATGGCATTGGTCGATTTCATTCCTATGGCTAAGAGCAAGGAAATCGTTCTCGATCCAAGAAACGTTTTGTTCACTTACGACCCAGATGATCAGATCGAAGATGCTTATCAACAGAACTTCGGTTCTTTGTTACTTCCTAGAAAAGGAATCTTGACACCTACATCTTGATGTGGTAAACTATAACCATGTCAAAATTCTACACCAACGCCATGGAGTATGGCAACAATATCCTCGTTCGCGGTTACGATCGCGGACGACCATTCAACGAGAAGATTCCTTATAAGCCCACGATGTTTATTCCGTCGAAGCGCGAAGGCGCAGAATGGAAAGATATCCGTGGGCTTTCTCTTGATCCTATGCCATTCGACTCTATGCGTGACGCCAAGGATTTCATCAAGCGATACGAAGACGTCAGCAACTTCAAGTTGTATGGTATGCCACGTTTCATGTACGCATATCTCAATGACGAGTATCCAGATGAAATCCTATATGATCGTGAAATGATCAGAGTCGCGTATATCGACATCGAGGTGAGCTCAGAGTTTGGTTTTCCTACTGTCGAACGTGCGTCTGATACTATCACTGCTATCACTCTCAAGAAAGATGGTATCTTCCACGTCTGGGGATACGGTGACTTCAAGACTGAGCGAAACGATGTTCAATACTATCAATGCAACAACGAGAAGGAACTGCTAATCAAGTTCCTGAGCGAGTGGAGCAACGACTATCCAGACATCGTAACTGGTTGGAACGTCACGTTCTTCGATATTCCGTATCTTGTTCGTCGTATGAGTACAGTTCTCGGTGAGAGCGAAGCGAAACGTTTCTCTCCGTGGCGTATGTTCAAAGAACGTCAGGTTCGTACGAAGTTCAAAGACGAGATTGCTTATACCATCTGCGGTGTGTCGACTCTTGACTATCTTGAGATGTATATGAAGTTCACATACTCTCAGCAGGAAAGTTATCGTCTGGATCATATTGCTTTTGTTGAGCTCGGTGAACGCAAGCTATCGTATGACGAATATGAAACGCTGCATGAGTTCTACATGAACGACTTTCAGAAGTTCATCGAGTATAACATTCGAGATACTGAGCTGGTTGAAAAGCTCGATGATAAGATGAAGCTGATTGATATGGCTCTCGCGCTCGCGTATGACGCGAAAGTCACGTTGCTCGATGTCTTCACGCAGGTGCGAATGTGGGACGTAATCATTCACAACCATCTGTATAAGCAGAAGATTGCAGTTCCAGTTGAGGGTGGTGGTGCGAAAGACGAAGCGTATGTTGGCGCTCACGTCAAGGAACCTAAGCCTGGTGCGTATAACTGGGTCATGTCGTTTGACTTGAACTCTCTGTATCCACATCTTATCATGCAGTACAACATCTCACCAGAAACGTTGCTGCGTGATTCTCGTGGTAACACACTCAAGGTCGAGACGAGCGTTGATGAACTGCTAGAAGGTGTCTTCCCCGAAGTTCCAGATGGTTATGGGCTTGCAGCTAATGGTTGCTTCTTTGACAAGTCGCGTCAAGGATTCTTACCTGAGATCATGGAACGTATGTACAACGATCGTGTTGTGTATAAAGAAAAGATGATTGCGGCTCAGAAGGAATATGAAAAGAGTAAGTCTAAGCAAGCATCTAAGGATATCTCTCGATACAAGAATATGCAGCTTGCTAAGAAGGTTCAGTTGAACTCAGCTTATGGTGCGATTGGTAATCCATACTTCCGCTTCTTCGATATTGACCAAGCGACTGCTATCACTCTTGGTGGTCAGCTGTCGATTCGTTGGGCTGAGAATGAAATGAATAAGTATTTAAACAACCTCCTCAAAACGAAGGATCAAGATTATGTCATTGCTGCGGATACGGATTCGCTTTACATCTGCTTTGATAGACTTGTACAAATGGTCTTTGAAGAACGAGGAAAGAAACTCGATTCTTCTGAAGGTTCGAAGCAAATGGTCGTTGACTTTTTGGACAAGGTGGCTCGCGAGAAGATTGAACCTGTTATTGATCGGATCTATCAGAATCTTTCTGATCGGATGGCGTCATTCCAACAAAAGATGAACATGAAGCGTGAGGTTATCGCTGATCGTGGTATTTGGACTGCGAAGAAGCGATATATCCTCAACGTTCATGACTCGGAAGGCGTTCGCTATGCCAAACCGAAGCTGAAGATCATGGGTATCGAAGCGGTCAAGTCATCGACTCCCGCTGTGTGTCGTCAGGCTATTATTGATGCTCTCAATATCATCATGACCAAAGATGAGGAAGACCTGCATAAGTTCATCGCAGAGTTTAGAACAAAGTTCAATAGCATGAGCTTTGAAGAAGTCGCGTTTCCTCGCTCTGTCCAAGATCTAGCTAAATACGAACGCGAAGCCAAAAGCGTTCCTATCCACGTTCGCGGAGCTTTGCTGTACAACGATCAGGTCAAGAGGATGAAGCTCCAGAAGAAGTATGAGCTCATCAAGGACGGCGAAAAGATTCGCTTCTCTTATCTTAGAATGCCAAATCCGTTTAGGCAGAACGTGATTTCTTCGTTCTCTTCTTTGCCTACAGAATTTGGTCTTGACAGCTATGTTGACTATGATATCCAGTTCGAGAAAGCGTTCATGTCTCCGCTCAATGCGATTCTTGAAGTCATCAATTGGCACGCTGAAAAGCAAAGCAATCTAGAGGATTTTTTTTCGTGAAACAGATCAAGAAAAAGAAAAACAAACGACCAAATCTTGACAAGATGTCGTTTGAGAAAAGAGAACGATATAGAGATCAGATGCGGAAGCAAGCAGCTTACACTAAGACGTTCAGAACTCCACAATCGTTTGGAGCTGCAAGCCCTGTTCGACACATTCCTGTTGAAGACTATTTGAAGGAAAATGCTAATGACCATTAAGATTCCGCAAGAGTATCTTGGCTATGACTTTGGTTTCACTGGAGTCGATGAGTCTGAGATTAAACAAGACGTTCTTGATGCGCTGAATGAAAAAGATCAGGCGCTCACTGAAAAAGAACAAGAACTAGCGCATAAGGTTAAGGTGTTAGAGTCTATCATTGTTCCTCTGCTGAACAATCTAATCAAAACGGCAGACAAGGCTTACATCCACTGGCCTAATCGTAAGGAAAAGTGTCAGGAGATGTTGGAGAAAGTATTGAAGACGACAAGAGGTTTGTAATGAGCAATAAAATGTTACAGCTTGATCCGCCTATTCCATTGGATACGCCGAAGGGAAAAGCACTAGCACATTTTTTAGTTGACTATGGAACAGAGCATCATTGGCTTTGGGTAGTATTCCAAGATGATACTGGCGAATGTTGGACATGGGAAAATACACAAGTTAGAGCACAACACAATCCAACATTCGGAAGAAGTCTAAAGAAAAATGACATTTAATTTAGATCGTTGGATGATTATGGCGACGGGGATAGCACTCTCCGTCGTCGCTGCGTGGTACTCAGTAACAGGTCTCGTTGCTATCTTCGCAGGTGCATCTCTTGCGATCATTATACTTGGCGGAACTCTAGAGTTTGGTAAGATCATTCTTGCTTCCTGGCTCTACAGAAATTGGCAGTATGTTCCGCTGCTGATGAAAACCTATTTCACTTCAGCGTTGCTCATCCTCATGCTTATAACTAGCATGGGTATCTTCGGTTTCCTTTCCAAAGCACATCTGGATCAAGTTGCACCGAGTGGTGACGTATCAGCTAAGATTGAACGCATTGAAGAAAATATTGTTCGCGAGCGTTTGCGTATTACCAGAGCAGAACAACAGCTCGGTCAGCTTGATAAAGCTATCAACTCTATCATCGACAGAAACAACCGAGCCCAGACTGCACTTCAATTGCGCAATCAGCAGAAGAAAGAGCGTGATACTATCGCTGCTGAGATGAAAGACGCCCAAAAGAATATCGACAGTCTGCTTGATGAGAAAGCTCCTCTACTCAAAGCGACACGAGCTATCAAGCTAGAAGTCGGACCTATCCGCTACGTTGCAGAACTTATCTATGGCGCAGATAGCGAGAAAGATCTAGAAGCAGCTATCCGTATCATGATTCTACTTCTGGTTCTGGTCATCGACCCGCTCGCTGTTCTCCTTATCATCGCAGCCAGCAGAGATCTTCG